CGACGCCGTCGGTAGCTCGCCGGTCTTTGCCAAGCGGAATCCACGGAGCGTTCCTTGTGCATATGTACCGCTCGCTAAGGCTGTCGTTGCATCGATCTGCCAACTGCTAGAAAAGGCTGGCGTGAGCGATACGACTGGGAAGGTAATGGCAAACGCGGCACGATCCATCGATGGTGTGAGATCAAAGACGCCCTTGGAGCTTCTCATCGTCTTAGTTCCTAGGGAATCATACGTGGCAGTCCAAGCACCTGGAGAGCTGATGGTTGTGGTGATCATTCCTTGAGGGCTACCATTCGCATCCTCCAGCAAGACCTGCCAGGTTCCGATGAGGCCTGAGGGGAATGCCGATACTGTGAACTGAAGCGGAATGGTTCGTATTACCGTTTTGCCATTCAACACCTGGATCGACAATTTCACCAAGCCAGCCTTGCCTGTGAGCTTGCCTTCCAGCACTCCCGTGACGGCATTGAAGGATAGCCCCGTGGGCAAAGCTCCCACCAACTTCAGCGTTCCCTGCGGCACGAGTTCGCGCAGCTCGAAGCGCAGCCGATCACCGATGCGCGGTACAAAGGCGGCCACGGTTCCTTTGTAGACCAGTTCATAGGTGTCGCTCAGGCCATCGGCATCCGTGTCGACAAGCAAAGGATCGGTCTTGAGTTCGGTCACCTCGCGGAGGTTGGAAATCCCGTCATTGTCCGTGTCTTCGAGAGCATCGGAAATCGAGTCTCCATCCGTATCGGCAAGGAGCGGATTGGTCTTGGTATTCAGTTCTTCCTCCAAATCACTCAATCCATCACCATCTGTATCTTTGGCAAGCGGGTTGGTGCTGCGAGTTTTTTCTTCTCCGTCAGTGAGACCATCGCCGTCGCTATCTGCTACGAGCGGGTTGGTGGCCATCGTCTTTTCTTCGCTATCCGTGAGACCATCACCATCGGTGTCAGCAATGAGCGGGTTTGTGCCGTCGGACACTTCCTGTCCGTCGTTGACGCCATCGGAATCGGAATCGGTGACGAGCGGATTGGTGGCACGGGTCTTTTCTTGTCCGTCGTTCAGGCCATCCCCATCGGTATCGGCAAGGAGAGGGTTGGTCGCATCGGTCACTTCTTGGGCATCGCTCACTCCGTCGCCATCAGTGTCTTGTGTAAGCGGATTGGTATTGCGGGACTTTTCTTCACCGTCCGTGAGACCATCGCCGTCGCTATCAGCAACAAGAGGATTGGTGGCGTCTGTCACTTCTTGCGAGTCATTCACTCCATCCGAGTCGGAATCAGCAACGAGTGGGTTAGTGCCGCGAGTTTTTTCTTCGCCATCCGTTAGTCCGTCAGTATCCGTATCGGCTAAGAGAGGGTTGGTAGCATCGGTGACTTCCTGTCCATCGTTCACGCCATCGGAATCGGAATCGGCAAGATCGGGATTTGTGAGGCGAACGATGATTTCTTGGTAGTTGTTAAGCCCGTCACTATCAGGATCGCGGGAATCTTCCACGAACGTGGCACCCACGGTTTTATTGGCGTCCATCAGGACTGTCGTGGGGTTGGCAGAACCAGAGGCATCTCCGGTCCATGATCCGAACAGATAACCCGGCAGCGGCGTTGCTGTGACTGAGGCATTCGTTCCGTGAGCGAGACTGCCAGCACTTGCAAAACTACCACCCAGCGCCGACCCGTTATTGCTCAAGGTAAGCGAGAATTTCGGCACCGAGATGGCCAGTTTCGGATCGGTGAAAAACTGGACTTCGTAACTGTCGGAATAACCATCACCGTCCGTGTCAGAAAGCAGCGGATTGGTGGAGCGCGTTTTTTCGTCTCCATCGGTGAGACCGTCGCCATCACTGTCGGCAATGAGAGGATTGGTCGCATCGGTCACTTCCTGTCCATCGTTCACGCCATCCGAGTCAGTATCGGCAAGATCGGGATTGGTAAGGCGAACGATGATTTCCTGGTAGTTCGTGAGTCCGTCACTGTCAGGATCGCGTGAATCTTCGACGAACGTGGCTCCCACAGTTTTGTTGGCATCCATCAAGACAGTCGTGGGGTTGGAAGAACCAGAGGCATCACCGGTCCATGATCCGAAGAGATAGCCTGGTTGAGGCGTGGCTGTGACAGTCGCGGACGAACCACTGAGATGAGAAGCAGTGCCTGAAATCGAACCATTTGTCGTGGTGGTTTTGGAGAGTGAAAAGTTTCGAATATCGACCGTGCTGTTTTGAGCCGATGAAGAATTGCTGACTCCAAGAGTTAGGCTGTTACTGCGAACAACGCGGAAGCCGAAGCGGTTGTCGCGTGCATCCAACGGGGTGCCACTATCACGGAACGAGGCACGGCAGTAAATTGCATTTTCGGCCCAGCTGGCACCCCGGAACAGCCGGAACGTGCCCGAAGCGGCACCTCGGGGATCCGTAGCATTATTCACATAGGCCGATACCGCATACCAATCCCAGCACCATTCCCAAACATTTCCCGCCATGTCATGCAAGCCATAACCATTTGCCAAAAAGCTGCCTACAGGTGATGTGTAGGGCGTAGAACCACTCCCGTAAATGGGATGATAGCCTGTCGAACCGGATTTGTAAGTTTCACTGCCGCTATTGTTGAAATTCGCTTCACTGTGACTGATCGTATCGGTTCCCCAAGGAAAACGTTTCCCGCTCACTCCTCCACGCGCGGCTTTTTCCCACTCTGCCTCTGTGGGAAGGCGATAACCATTCGCTGTCCAGTTCACCGTTGGTGCTGTCGTGCCCGTCTTCATTACTAATCCACTTACCGTGTAGCATGGAGTCAACCCCTCTTTCTGGCTTCGCGCATTGCACCATTTGATCACGTCCCACCAACTCACGGTCTGCACGGGGTGATTGGTCGCTTTGCCCGCGCCCGTCGCCAGATCCGTATAACCGTTGTTCACGGCCCACGCCCTAACCTCATCCCACTCCGCTTTTGTCACTTCATACTTGCCCATGTAAAATTGACTCACAGTCACATTCACAGGCAGAGCATTGGTATCGGTATCGCCACTCGTGCGTCCCATCGTAAAGGCCCCAGCAGGTATCATTGAAAAACCGGGAACCTGCAAATCATCAGCTATCAATCGGAATCGCATTTGGTTGCTGAAATTACCGTCCCAATCAACTCCTGCGTTCCAGTCAATTGTCTTGCCTGATCCGACTGTGACAGCATTGCCAATAGCTCCCGTAGTCGAGGCAACAGGAACATTATAAGTGAGACCGCCATCGCTGGAAATTTCCAGCGTGACCTTCACCGTTGGTGTAACGGACGCAAGATCATAGCTGATATCCACAATTTTCGTTCCCGAGCGCTGCGTTGCAGTGATATTCGTGATAACTGGTTCCGCCGTTTTAGGGCTACGGCCTTGAGTAACTTCGGCGCCATCGTTGATTCCATCGCTGTCGGTATCCGCTAAAGTCGAGTCCGTGCTATAGGTGATGATTTCCTGAAAATTGGTGAGACCGTCGTTGTCATAGTCACGGGAATCTTCGACAAAGTTTACGCCCACGGTTTTGTCAGCGTCCATCAGGACGGTGGTAGGATTTGTAGACCCACTTGCATCGCCGCTCCATGATCCAAAGATGTATCCTGGTGAAGCTGCTGCGGTCAAAAGGGCCATACTGCCGGGTAGATAATGATTGGCGTTACCCGTGATGTTGCCATGAGGAGACTGAGCAAGGGCGATTACTAACGTCCCCGGATCATAAATTTCAGCGCTATCAATTGTGTTTCCAGCTGTGTTGTCCGATCCTCCTTGAGCAAGTATCTTGCCGTTTAGCATTAAGGTAGCTGCATGCCCGTGACGCAGTGCAATATTGGAACCAGTGGCAGTCCATATACCGAGAATCGGATCGTAAAGTTCACTGGCTGAAATTGTGTTGTATCCATCCCATCCCCCAACAACGAGCACCTTCCCAGTTGAGAGCAAAATTGCAGTAAAACTGCCTGAGCGCCCATTGATGAGATCCCCAGTCTGCGTCCAAGAATTTGCCAATGGGTCGTAGAGTTCACATATCCTAGATATGGGTAGTGTGCCGCCGCCTCCCGTGACTAGCACCTTGCCGTTAGGGAGCAAGGTTGCAGTGTGGTCTCGGTGTGGCACGGACATCGAACTCGCCGGTGCCCAAGTCCCAGAGGTCGAGTCATAGAGCTCCGCACTGGAAAGCATCGTGCCACCACCTCCCGCCACCAGCACCTTTCCATTCGACAGCAACGTAGCGGAGTGATAGTAGCGGGCGGTGCCAAGCGATCCAGTCGGAGTCCAAGTGCCGGTTGCTGGGTCGTAGATCTCAGCAGAAGCGAGATCAGTTCCAACGTATCCGCCAACGACCAAGACTTTGCCATTGGGTAAAAGAGTAGCGGTGTGTAAACCGCGGGCAGAAGTTAGGGAGCCAGCAGAAGTCCAAGCCGCCGTAGTTGGATCATAAAGTTCGGCGCTGGCGGTGGATGTTGGCGAATCGTTGATAAATCCACCCACCACAAGTACCTTGCCGCTGGAAAGCAAGGTGGCAGTGTGTCCGAAGCGTGCTGTTGAAAGCTCACCAGTCTGAGTCCAGCTACTAATTGAGGGATTGAAAAGTTCTGCCTTCGCAAGGATATTGTAACTGGTTCCGCTGCCTCCATAGCCACCACCACCTACCACAAGCACTTTCCCGTTTGTGAGTAGCGTTGCTGTGTGATTTGCGCGAGAAGTGGACATGGAACCAGTGGCAGCCCATGTTTCGGCGGCTAGCACATTTGGCCCGAGATGAAGAAACATAGCATAGAAGACAAGAAAAGCGTGACGGAATAAAATTGAAGTGTTCATGAGAGTCAGGAGCATTAATGATTTATTGGTGGCAAATGCTTCAATGATACCATCGCAAATGGTAGATTCATATTACGCACTGTAGGCTATTTCTAGCTCCACAGTGAGTCTTTTACTGTCATTCTTCAAGTCAAATAAGTATATTCCATATAAAACTTCGGATTTACTAAGGATGTCATACAACACTTACAATTTAGCTAGCCAGATGCGTCCAGATCTGTGCAGCCATATCCTAACCTCTTGCGAAAACTGTCGTCTTTTTGCTAGGAAAATGGCTTTACCTGTAGCGCGGATTTCAAACAAATCACCCCCTCCCAGTTTCCCGAGAGAGGGTGCGCGCAGATTTAGCAATTACCGAAATGCTTACGGTTTGACGATACGCTTGAGGGCATCGGTCTTGGCTGGTGCGAATCCGTAGAGACACTCCAGTGTCACGAAGATCTTGTTTGCGCGGGTGTCGGTGAAGCGCAGGTAGCCGAAGGTCATGCCAGTGGCTGGATCGGTGACGGCACCGGACTCTTGGTAGTCGGCCACGGGTTGCAGGTAGCGCATGGCCACGGCAACGGCACTGGAATGTGCAGCAAAGCCGACGAGCTTTTCCGCGTGATCGGATGGGATGAGAGTCGTCTCGTGGAGGTTGAATCCCGCGATGCGTTTGACCATGCCTTCCGTAACGGCGGGAGCGTTCAGGTTGAGATTGAAGCTCTTCGCCACGATGTCATCCGCCAGCATGCTGGTGTAGTAGCCGGAATCAAGCACCAGCGAACGTGGATTGGGCGGCATCTTGGCATTGCCACAGGCTTCGCGCAGACTGAGCACTTTTTTGTAGTCGAAGGCCGTAGCGGCGAGTGCCGTGATTCCTGGAGCTCCGAAGTTGGCAGCGGTGATGCAACTAAAGATATCGACCAGCACATCTTGGGCGAGTTGCTGGGCAGCAGCTTCGACCAGGGTTTCGAGCACACCCATCGCAGTTTCCGCTGACTCCTTGGCAGTGACGTGCACGGTTTTGTATTTGTGACGGTTCAAGGTCACAGGGACGACAGTGACGGTCGAATCCGCGTTGGCAGAATAATCACCGGCGAAGTCACTTGATGTCGATGGCGCACCAACTAGGGGCACGCGCACGGTATCCAGCTTGTCCGCTGGTAGGGGACTGAAGTCGGTGGAAAATGCGGTCACCGGCAGGAGGTTGGCAGTGAATGGCATGAGCGCCCGCTGGGCGACCTTGATGTCTTTGACGTTGGTTAGGGTATTGGGCATGGCGCTTGATTAGGCTTGGTGTTTGAGAATGAGGGCTTGTTGTTGAGGGGTGAGGCCGCGCCAGAATGCGGTCTGCTCCGTCGGATCCTTGATCGCGGTGAATTGGGCGTGAAGGTCGGCGGATTGCGTTGATTCCCCAGCGGGAGTCACTTGCGCTGGTTTCGTCGTGCCTGTGGAGGCAACCACTCGTGCCACCTCGATTTGCAAACGCTTGTCGAAGTCAGACTGGGATGCCTGAAGGTCGGTGACCTGCTTGCGCAGCGTGGTGACCTCGGCGCTGGCGGTATCACGCTCGGCCTTGAGGGTATCGATTTCGGCAGTCAGCAATTCCACTTCGCCTGTCAGGCGTTCGGCATGCGCTGATGCTTCGGTGAGAAGTTCGGTTTGAGCTTGGTGATCCCGCTGCATGGTTTCCACCTGGGTGCGGGCTTGGGCGAGTTGGTCTTCGAGTGTGTCAGTCATCGCACGGGAACTCGTGTCAACCGCTGCGTGATAAACGCGGAGCCTCCGCATGGCTTCGTTGCGATCCGGCACCATGCCTGCGAGGTTGTGACGTTGTGCTTGGCGACCGCTGAAGGTTTGTCCTTCCATGGCTTCCGCTGGGATGGCGCGTCCGCGAGAGAGAACCGCGGTGTGGAAGTCACTGGCGATCTCGGCGAGGTTGGATGAAATGAGTTCTCGTTGGTCTTCGGTGAGTGGTGTTCCCGGTGCTCCCATCGCCTTGTATTTGCCGACGGAAAAGACTTCCACCTTGATGCCTGCACGATCGAGTGCGGCGCTGTTATCGACGACGGCTTGCACCACGCCGATGGATCCGACCTGTGCGGATGGGGTGGCATAGATAGCGCGTGCCTGGCTGGCAACCCAGTAAGCCGCCGAGCACATGAGCCCCGAGGAAAAAGCATAGACTGGTTTCTTTTTGTCGAGTGCGGCAACGGCATTCGCGAGCTCGGGTGTTCCAGCTACTGTGCCACCGGGCGAGTCGATGTTGAGGAGCACGGCTTTGATGTCATCACGCCCAGAGATTTCTTGAAGAGCATCGGCGATTTCCTCGGAGCTGGTCGCTCCATAAAACACCTTGGCGAAGAGATCAGCTTTGCGAAGGATCGGGCCTTCGATGGCAACGACTCCAATTCCATCCTCCACCGATAGGAGTGAATTTTGTTGGCTTTGATGGGAGAAAATTCCTGCACGATCTGCCTGCGCTTGATACGAGGCAGAGATGGCGTGCAGAGCATCAGGTTGAATCAGCCATTCGCGATGTTGGATTACCGGGTTCACGCCCGTGCGGTGGTGTCAACAACGCTTACGACGGAGAAAACTCAAAATGCCTAACACCCCAAGCAGTGCCGTGCTTGTTTCGGGAATCGCCGCTACACTGGCAACACGGAATCCGACGGCAGAGCCCTCGACTGACGGAGAGCCGGGTGTGGTATGCGTTGGCGTGGATGCGAGATAGTCGTCGTTCGGGTGGTTTGCCCAGCTACCCCCGCGCATCCCGCGCAAGCTGCCATTAATAACGGTATCATTCCACTCTACTACGTTTCCGCCTTGATCGAAGGTGCCATACATACTCGGATCTCCGCTATAGCTACCAACATCGGTAGATGAGCCAATTACCTGCGCGAAATTCGCATCAGCCGTGGTGATGGTATTTTGACCGTTCGGATAGAGCGAGTAGGATGAGGTGAAGCCATTGTAGTAGGCGGCCTTATACCATTCGTTTTCCGATGGGATATAAACGGCTGCACCATAGTTTTTCAGGATGGTGCCGCTTATCGCACCGTTGAGTGTGTAGGAGCCTGTTTCTGTGTCACCAGCGCCCTGGCCATTTGCCAGCCAGTTGGTGAAGCGTGCTGCATCAAACCAAGAAACAAGAGTCACGGGACGATTTTCCAGACCTGCCGTTACCGAGTAGGAGTAGCTCCCCGAAGAACCACTGCGGTTGATGCCCAGATTGACGAATGAAGAGCTCGGGTTGTAGAGCGAATAGGTATCCGTGGCGGCCTTCGCATTAAGGAACTCGGCATACTGAGCGTTGGTAACTTCGTATTTACCGATTTGGTATTCATAGCCTACCGCACCGAGTCCAGTAGATGGATCTGCCGCGTTACCGGCATTGCCTATGGTGACGTAGTCGATGGATACGATGGCGACGGCTGGCACATGCAATGCGGCCAGAATTAATGAGGCTGTTGTTATTGTTTTCATAATGTATTGAAAGCCCCTACAGAAATGATCCGCTTTCGTCAATCATTCGCGATGAAATAACTCGACACAAATATGGTTCATGTCGATGTCATCTTGGATCATGATGAGGATTCAATAATCCCGCAGCAGCCTTCCACAGCATCTCAGGAGGCACACCATACTTGGCGGCAGTTTCTAGGATGAGTTTGGCATCCGCGCCACGTCGCTCGATTTCTTCGCGGAAGTCGGCTCCGAGCTCGGCGTAATGATCGGTGATGGTCTTGAGGCCCGCTTCCACATCGGCACGGTTTTGCTGTGCTTCACGACCGGCATCGCAAGTCACCCGCTTGGGCGGCACGGTGGTGATCTTCCACCAACTCGGTACGGAAGGTAGCAGTCCTCGTGCAATCGCGTCACCTATCACATAGGCCCAGATCGGACGAATCAAACGCCTTTCGAGAATCATCTGACGAAAGGAGAATCGGCGGTCTGCCTTGGCGACGATGAGACGCACTCCCGCACCACCGATCTTGCTGGAATCCGCAGCGAACTCGAATGGAATCATGCCGAGTGCTGAATCACGACGCAGGTGTTCGAGGAAGCCGGTGAAGGTGGGACTGGGTCGGCTCGACTGGAAGCTATCGAGTGATTCGTCAGGCTTGAGGGCGACCAACTTTCCGCCAACGATGCGTTGAAGGCTGACCGGGTCGCTGGAGTCACCAGCAGTGTGCGCATTACCCACCACGAAGTCGCCATTGTCGTCGATCTCGCCTCGCGCTGTTTTGAGGATGCGGGACACATCGGCATTGTCTTTGACCGCATGCTTTTCTAACGCAAGGAGCTCCATCTCATCGAGCAGATGATTGATCGAGTGCTGGATCGTTGGGTGATTGCGCACACCACCGGCCCACTCAGGTTCGTGGACGTGCAGGATGGCAGAAGCAGGGAGATCGTAAGCGGTGTTGTCATCTTGCAGAACGCGGTAGAACACGGGCGCACCATAGGCATCGAGGCCGACGCCATCGACAGTTTCCTTCGATCCCCAGTCATCACCAATGCGGTGGCTCTCGATCAACTGAATGCGTGGTTCGCCATCGAGGTCGCGGGTTTTGTGGACGAAGTATTCGCCATCGATGTCCATGCCCCGACAAACGAGCGCTTGGCATTCTTCAAAGGAAAACCGCTGCGTGATGTCACAGCGCGCGGACCAATAGGAAAAGTATTCCTCGGCACTACGATTCCAAGATGCGTCGGAAGATTGGGCCTGAACGCGGATGCCGTCACCAGTCGAGTAGATCGCCATGTTGGCCACCAGTTCGCGCACGAAGCCAGAGTTCTTGTGAAGATAGCGCGACTTGCGCACCAGTTCTGTGCGGATGACTGGCGTGAGTTCCTTGCGTGCATCTGATGGAGAAGCTCCTGGCACCGCACCACGACGAGGCGACCAGTTCGCAGACTCAAACGACGATCCCCATGCTTTGGGCAAAAGCACGGGTGGGAGCAAGAGTCGGGCGATGGATTGGAGTCGGTTCATTTCGCAAGGTGTCCGGAGATGAAGGATACGCCGCCTGATTTCGGGCGGCCATAGGTTTGCGAATCAAGAAACTTGAGTGCGTAGGCACATTCCTCTAGCACCTGATCGACGGGCATGGTGAATTGCTTCGAGACGGATGTTTCCGCGTCGTTCCAGTTCATGATGGTCTTGCCTTCCATGAGCAGCGACTTTGCTTTCTGCTGGATGGTAAGCACTTCGGCGACGGTAAATCCGGTGATGAAGAGTCCGCGAGCCATGGTCATTTTCCTTTCCAAGTGGAGTTACGACCGCGTGTGTCGATGTGGACGAAGCCCGACGTCGGATACAAACCGAGACCACCCACGAACTTGCCTGCCTTGCGCCATGCGATGAGTCGCTCATACACGCGTTGAGTGCTCAAGTCATCGAAGGTGATGTCGAGTGCGCTAAATTCTTTGTGCTGGCTGAATTGTGCTCCACCGACAGCCTTGTTGTAGGCCGCTGAGCGATAGGAGCTAAGGATACGGCATGGTCTGCCGTAAGACTCGCGCAATTCATCAACAACGCGCAGGACAGGCACGATGTTTTTCCAGAGTGGTTGAGGAGGTGTGCTGTTCTTCACTCCCTTTCGCTGCGTCGCGAAATACGATTCGAATTCATCTGCGTTGAAGTGCTGAAATTTCTGGGAATCAAACCAGTCGCTGAATTTACTCATGATTCTTCATCGGGAGTGTCAACTGTTGTTGAGGCTTCTCTGCCGACGATCTTGAGCATGGTGGCAGCGGCGACCTGCATTGATTCTGAATCAAACAGGTGGTTCGGTCGTGAACCGATTCGCTCCCACATCCACTTGCCGTTCTTCTTGATACGGTGCTCGCTTTCCATCTGCGCGAGATAGTCCTCATCGATGTCATCAGGAACTTCCCATACCGGACCCTCGTCAGGGTTTTGATTTCGACGCAGGCGCGCGAGCGTGTCCTTGATGTTGAGGTTCGACCAATAGAACACCGAACATGTTTGTCCACGACCTAAGACAACTTTGCGACGAGGGGAATAGAACCTCTCGATTGATTTGCGACCCTTGACCTTGTGGGTGAATGTCGCTCGCTTGTCGCCCATGAGGGCGGTCCATCCGTGCGCTGCGCATTCGCGATAGACGTCATAGGTGGCGTAGCCCGCATCGATAAAAACTAAGTTCGGGTGGATGCCGAATCGTTCCTGCACGGTTTGCACATCGGTGAACGTTAGCACACGCTCATTCCAGATCAAGCGACTGGATCCGTCCTCGGCCCATGCACGGACGACCAGGAACAAGTGATCCATCTGGCAATCGACCGTGAGTATGCGAAGCGGACAGGCACATGGCTCACCGGCAGGAACCAATCGTCCTTGCGCATCGACTCCTGCCTCACCGTCCCACGTTTCGCCTTTGAGGTAGCCGCCTGGGACGATGTCGAGTTTGTAGTCTTCCAGATATTCGCGCCAAGCCAGAGCCAGACGTTTTTGGTAGAACTGTTGAATGAGACTTACGTCGCCTTTACGCGCTGCGGCCTTGGCACGAAGGTAGAGCTCAGCCAGTCGTCCCCAGCTCATCGCGCACATGGCATTCCAGTGGAACCCCGCGTTTTCTTTCGTTGCATTGGGATTGGTGACGATGTATCGGCCCGACAAATTCAATTCACGGCGGGTGCGATCGCTATCCTCGAAGTAATGATTGCATGAGGCACAACGCATCGAGGTGGTGTCGCGCACCTTCTGGAAATCCCACTCGCCTGATTCATCGCGGGCGTCTTTGCTCCACTCGACTTGCTCCCACTTGAATGGCTGGCGTTGGTGGCAGTGAGGACACGCAAATGTCCAAACTCGCATGTCGGTGGTTTCATGCTTGCGGTGAGTGTCGTCGTCTTCCTCACCACCCTGAGACATGAACAGACACTTGCCCAGCCAGCCGAATGCGGTGACACGAGCCTCTGCTTCCGCCATGTGTCCCGTCGGCCAAGACCATGTCTCGTCCCCAATGAGCCAACGAATGGAACGGCGCTGAAGATTGGTCTTGTTGTGTGCGCCGAGCACCCATAGCGTCATGCCATTGTTGAAGTGAACGGTAGCCAGACGCTTTTTATGGCGATTGGCAGGGTAAAGAGAGCGAACAGGTGGGCACTCGTCGAAGAGTTTCTGGAGTCGGCTTTCGCTTTGGTCTTTGGCGTCATCGTCAGTTTCGTTCAGCCATAGTGTTGGCCCCGGATGGTTCGCGATGATGTGCGCTAACCCAAACTCGCCGACGCTTGTCTTGCCGCTCTGAATCGACGCAATGATGCTGACGATGCGGATCTTCGGATCGACCAAGGCCTCCATGGGCTCACGCATCCATGGTGAGTTGGCTGATCGGAATCGTCCGGGAATAGGAGAATACGGAATCGATGTGATATGATCCTCGCACCAAGCCCATGGGGGACGGCGATCAGGAGGACGCCATGCCTCACACCAGACGCGCTCTAATCTTTTACGTGATGGTTCGATCTTGTTCATTCGCCCTGATGGAGAATCGTCAACACCTCGTCGATGGCGCGGCGGGATTCTTCCTGGATTCCTGTGGCATCGAGGCCAGAGAGAATCGGTGGCAATTCCTGCTCAAACTTCTTGCGGAGCATCGACGTTGCCTGCGCCACGAGCTCAGTCCATGCCTGTCGCACTTCTTCCACCGCCACGAAGTCACCGCGTTTGATGCCGAGTCGTAGTTCCCGTTCTTCTACCTCGGCGAGAAGTTTGCGCGCCTTGAGTGATGATTCGATGTCACCCGGTTCGGTGGTTTCACTTCCTTTCAAATCATGACGTCGCATGAACTCGCGCCATTCCGCCACATCGTGCAATCCATTCGCAGCGGGCTTTGGTGCGTCTTTTCGTTTCTTCCAATTGTTGATCGACTGACGTGTGACTCCTAGGATCGCTGCGAGCTCGACGTATGATGCTGCCGTTGCGGGAGCGGCCCCGCTTCCAGTGGCCAATGTTTGAAGCATGGCGCGTTCGGCACGAGTCAACTTTCCGCCCTTTTGCACGCGACCGACCAGATTGGCGAAGTCACGGGAGAGGAGTTTTTTGGCGATGTCTGGTGATACGGCTTCCATCTGTAGGGGAGGATGCGTCAACCGCCCTTATCGAAGTTGACGCAGAGCACCGCGCATGAGCATTCCTGTGCACTGCGCCCACACCACCCTCGTCAATCCGAACTCACTCAAACCTAATCCCGGCAATCCGAACCGCCATAGCGCGCATCAGATTCAGTTGCTTGCCTCCATCATCCAAGAGCAAGGCTGGCGCAATCCCGTTACCGTGTCGAAACGCTCAGGTCTGATCGTGCGCGGTCATGGTCGATTGGAAGCGGCACTACTCATCGGCTGTGAACTCATCCCGATTGATGAACAGGACTATGCCAGTGAAGCCGAGGAACTCGCCGACCTGCTGGCCGACAACCGCCTCTCAGAACTCGCCGAACTTGACGAGGACGACCTACGCCGTGTGTTGCAATCCATCGCTGACGCCGATCCTGATTTCGACATCGAACTGACCGGCTTCATGGAGGATGAGATTCGCAAACTGATGGACGAAGCAGGATCTCCTGAAGAAGAACTCGAAACGATTCCGCGCATGGAATGCCAGGCCTTTGAAACCCATGACTACCTCGTGTTCATGTTCCACGACCTGCGTGATTGGATGCAGGTTCTCCAACTCATGGGGGTGCAGGAAGTTGACTATTCGATCACACGCAGAACTAAAAAAATCGGCATCGGCCGCGTACTCCATGGAAAACGACTCATTGAACTCTGCCGCCGCGCCATCATGGCCGGAACTTCGCCCGCTCTCCCTACGACTAGTGATCCTGTCACGGAGTCGCAGCCGCTCGATCACCAGCCACAAGCTCTTCCCGACGGCGACGCTACTCGTTCCCGTAAGCGAGGCTGAACACTACCGTCACACGGGACTCGCGATCGAAACCATCCCTGATGAAATCGCGGGGATTAGTGCCGTGCGCAACTGGGTGCTCAAGCATTTTACCGAGGACGCCATCGTCATGCTCGACGATGATATTTCCGCATGCGTGTGCATGGTTTCTCTGCGCTGCCGGAAACTCTCCATTGCCGAAACGCTCGCCATGCTGGAAAACTCCGCGTGGTGCGCGCGTGGGGCAGGGGCACGATTGTTTGGTTGGCACCAAAGAAGCGATCCACGGCTTTTGCAACGCAATGATCCCTTCGGTGTGAACCACTGGGTCGGTGGTGCGGTCGGCGTGGTTCGCGATGAAAATGGTGGTGTGCCCAAGTGGGACGAACTTCTCAAATGCAAGTGCGACATCGATGCCACGCTTCAGGAACTCATGGACAATCGACTGGTGTGGAACGAGGCGCGGTTCTGTTTTGTGCAGGAACGCGACAAGAACCTTGGCGGCAATAGCTTGTTTCGTAGTGAGGAACGCATCGCCACCGAGAAGCGATACCTCAAGCGCAAATGGAAAGCACACATCCGCCTCGAAACCTACAAGAGTCAGGACCGTGTAGCGATGGAT